CATTGGGCGATTTTGAGATACATTAACAAATGGTATAATGATGATAACGACACCATTCGTAAGGTTTTGTGGTTAGAACTGGTACATTCTCGCCATCTAGGTGGCTTGGGCAATGATCAGAAGTATATTTACCAGTGGCACCACAGCTTACCGAGCGGCCACCCGTTCACCACGATTGTGAATTCCATGTACTCGTTATGTGCATTAGTCTATGCCGTCACGAAGACGTTGGAGAAACCATATTGTGTTTTTTGGAGTGTGGCCACGGCATTGACGTACGGCGACGACAATTTATTGAACGCTTCAGATGAGGTTGTTGATAAGTTGCCTGTTGAGGTCATGGCCTCTCACATGAAAAAGCTTGGTTTAACTTATACGAGTGATAGTAAGGGTTCTATTTTGGAGGATTGGCGAATGGCAGATAAAGTTACATTTTTGAAACGTGGCTTTTCATGTGCAGATGCCAGAGTTAACGCTCCCCTTGAGTTGGAGAGTTTTCTTTTTACTTTTTATTTTTGCAAAAATAAGAAGCTCGAGCGAGAAATTTTTATAGATGTCATGGAGAATGCGCTCGAGGAATTATCCATGCATGGGCAAGAACGATGGGATGAGTTTGCCCCGCGCTTGTACGAACTGCTTTCGGAGCAGTGCGTGCCTCGTGCGCCGTGCCAGCGTGAATCTTATTTGGAGTTCATTAAGATTCGTACGGACAACTGGTTCTGAGATTGCAAATACGCAATCAGATGTGGAAATAATTAAGGAAGACACATTTTGATTGGACAGGGCGTCTCAGATATTCCTTTACTACTCAGTTATACAGAGAATTCCTTTGCTGCGGACCTATGAGTATAAGTCCGTTTCTATAAATTACTCGCTTCTAAAATTCAAAACCAAGAAATAACTGTTCGTGATGGCGAACAGGAATGCGCTGAGATTTTATCTCTTAGCGTACCATCAACCACTGAGGACACTGGTGTTACAACCATGGTGCAGGAAGCCTGCGACGCGGTTGAGGTATTAGGTTCTTATTATAGGCCTGATCAACACAGTCAATCCAGTGGCGTATTACAAGATTTGAAAGAGTATTTCAGGAGGCCCATAGTTATGACTACGGGCAATTTGACTCTTGATATTGTTACTAACCAGTATTCTTCGGTTATAAATAGTTCAAATATTGGTACTTTCTTTTCCGGTTGGTCTAATAGGCTATTGGGTGTGGCCGGATTGAATTTTGACGTAGTTTTTACTTTACAAGTTTCATCTTTGCCTTTTAGCCAGGGTTTGCTCTCTTTGTGTTGGCAGTACGACGTGGGTTCAATTCATTTGGATAGAACTGTAGTTCCCACTCTTTCCACTAATCTTCCACACGTTCGTTTGGATTTGAGTGAGAATACCATGGTCCAACTTAAGGTTCCCTTTTTGCAAGCAGTACAATTTTTTGACTTGCGCACAACTTGGGAATACGGTAAAGTTGGAGCTAATTCAATATTACCTGTTAGGATTGGTGTTGCTGGTAATTCTAGACCCACTTATAGGTTGTTGATGCATTTGGAAAATCTTAGACTTTACCATGCTGCTCCCATTACGCAAACCCCAATTTCTTTCCAGGCTGGTGGTAAGTCCCCTATTGAACGGGAATTTGAAGATGAA